AGAACCCCAATCTATATCCAAATATAATCTATCTTGTCTCTTATTAAATCTTATTTGTTTATCTGTTGTAAGAAGAAAATCTATATCTTCCAGATAAGTTTTTGTCATTGCATATTGTAATAATTCAACAGAATTAAAATGATATAGATCATTCAAAAATAACTGATACTTAATACTAAACATTCCACCAGAAATTGTACTAGTATCAAATCTAAAGATTTTTTCTACACCAAGAACAGAATCAGGAACTTGTATGAAATTGGATGTTTCATACCAATTAGAAGTAACAGTACCTAAACCACTTACATTAGTAGACGTAGCAGTTGTGGTTACTATACCAACTCCACTAGTATCTTTGGCCTTTCCTCTATCAATATCTGCTTGAGTAACTTTATACTTAAGATACATCCTTTCAACACCATCAAAATGACGTTCATTGAAAAATTGAACAGCATTAATTTCCAAGACAGGAGCACCAAGCTTCCTTAAACAATAGTCTACTAATTCTTGTCTACTTGCTGGTTTCGCCATCTTTTTGTTCTTGTAATTCCTTCAGATTTAAATAATCATCTTTAAGTGTATTCAATTTTGCTTCCAAAAGTATATTTTGGTTTGTCAATGTAGCAATTTTTTGATTATAAATTTTAATCAAGGTGTTCACATCAACTTCATTATTTTGATCAATCATAGTGTTTAGAAGGTTCCTCCATCGAGAACGCTAGTCCATTTTGGTATGCCAGAAGCATCAGTGGTTAATACAAAGTTAGAAGTAGTTATACCAGCAGTTGTTGCTGCAGCACCTACCATTTTACCAGTAGTATCGAAATAAACGATACCATTACCAGTAGCATCAAAATCACCAGTCTGGAAGTATATATCCTTGATGTCTAATGCACCTCTTGTACCACTGATTACATTACCAGTTATAGTCGCATCAGGAACATAAGTAAATGCTCTTTCAGGTGCGTTACTACCATCACCACCAGCATCAGAATATCCGAAGAATCCTTTCTTGTTATTTGCTGTACCAGTGCTAGTATTATAATCAAAAGCGATACCACGATCAGTTTGAGTATCGTATGCAGCAGTAAGTGTTAACTGAGTTGTTGTTGCAATACCACCAGTAGTATTATTACTAATGAAAATAGTACCAATACCACTACCACTATTGGGAGGTACGTAAGAATGAACTGAAGTATTACCTGGAATACTTGAACTTCCTGTAACTACATCACCTGTATTAATACCAACAACAGAATCTAATACAATTGTAGATGTTCCAGATCCAACTGTAGTCATTACAGTTCTCTTACTGGTTACATCACCAATAACAAAAATAGGATCGTTAACTGATACAACACTAGAATTAACAGTGGTAGTTGTACCATCTACTTGTAAGTCACCTTTAACAACGACTGTACCTTCACTACTTAAACCATCTGGATATGGGTCAATGTATAATATAGTTCCATGACCTTGCTTAGTTGAAATTATATTAGATGAAATTCCAACACCACCTAATCTTGCATCTAAAGCAGTAAATGTTCCACCTGTTTGAAATATATTACCTTCAAAAGTAGATATACCAGTAACTTTTAC